GATGTTCATTGTTTTATTCCTTTTTCAATGTATTTTTTAACGCCGCCATGACCCGAACAAATGCCAGATCCGCGTGGCGTAGCCGTAAACATACCGTCTCTGCATTGCGCTGTAACACCGATAAGCATGTTTTGCGTTCTAATTCCGTCTGTCACAAGCGCAAATATCAGAAGGACACCAAACACTATAGCCGCTAAAGTGGACGAAATGCAAGCCTTGCTCATTTTTCGACCTTCCGGTTGATGAATTTTTGCGCGACCGTCCGAATATATTCGGTGCCAGCGAAGCCAACCGCACCGGCAACGGCAAACTTCCAATCGCTTGAAAGCCCCATAGCTGATATCCCAAATCCAGCAGACAGGGTTAACATGCCGCAGATCACACTTTCCAGCAATCTTCGCAACCATGACGGTTCGTTATCATGGTAAATCGTGCGCAAGAATGACAAAGCAAATGATAGAAATGGGGCCATGATCTCCGGGGTCAAAATATTTTGTAACTTTTCTATATCCACTTTTTTAAACCGATAAATTTAAGTTAGCAAAATCTCCATGATATTTTTTAGCAGCTTTGTCGTAAGCTTTAGCCGCATCTTCTTCGCTATCAAATCTTCCCAAGACTATTTGTTTATTGTCTTTTCTTATTCTTGAAAGCCATTTTCCACGATTTTTATCATAATTTACACCCAAATATTTAGATGAAGATCCTATCCGCGACCTTATGTTTGAGTTGTTCTGTGCCTTTGTGGCTGGACGTAAATTTGACCATCTATTATCAGTTTTTTTTAAGTTTATATGATCAACATATTCTGGACAACTTCCCGTCATGTAAATAAATGCAAGCCTATGTGCTTTATACTGTTTTTTATCAATTGATAAAACTATGTATCCTTCTGAACTAATGCACCCAGCAATAGATCCTTTTTCGTTAAAATTTGTTTTTTTATTTCGTAAAAAATTTCCACTTTCAGGATCATATGTCAGGACCCCCATTAATCTTTCTTTAGAAACCATACATCACCCCCACGTAGCCACGGCCCACCAAAAGACCAGATTAAAAACAAAAGCCGTAACAAAGCCGCATCCCAATTCGGCCCATTCCGTCCACCCACTTGCCAGCTTACCAAAATTTGGTAGCTTTGTCATATTGCGGTAGCACCAGAAGTAAATCACTCCCATGAGAGGATTTAATAGTAAGCACCCACGCAATGACAACTTATAGATGTTACCACCATCCGACTGGCTGGGCCACCATTTAGACCAGCCGGGGGCCTCTCCCATCATCAACAGCGGTATTCCAGCCAGCGGCAACCAGTGCCAAAGCCATAAAGCGGCTATGACACCGGTAGCCGTAGCCCATATCAACGCGCCCAAGAACGAGCGGCCTTCACCAAGCCCGCCGCCACGAGGTATGCGATATAATATGGTTGATATAATCATGCGTAGGTCAGCACATCTTCGGGTTCAGCGGTGATCGCCGCAATGTTGGCATTGTTGACCGCCACATCACTCGACACAATAGGCGCTCCGGTGAAGTCGCATCCGATGACATCACCGGGCGGAACGCTGTCCCAAATCCAATACGGCTTACCTGCCGGGACAAGGATTTTGACATACAGACCCTGATTTCCTTGGGCGGTCGTAATGACCATCAAGGTATCAACGCCGTTGACGGGTTTTTCGCAAACCAGCTTCATAGGATTCTCCATTTTCAAACAGCCCTCTTGATTTCGATATTAATCTGATCAGGGTCTACAAGAGTGCCTGTTTCATCCTCAACCCTGATAATGCAATGCGTCGTGGATTTTTCATCCGCAAGCGCATAAACTGTAACCGCTCCACCATCATAAGCATTTATCAAATATCCTGTGTCAGGCTCATTGTTGGCGAAGAACACCCAATATATTCCTGTCGATTGCCGCCACGCACCGACAACACCTGATCCAGCAATTATGTTTTCAGCAACCTCACCATCGATCACAATACTTGATAGTACGCTTTGCTTGACAAGGGCCGGAATGTAATCGGATTCTGTCGGCCACACAATATCATCAAGCTCACCAACCAATTCATCGGCGGCGGAAATCGTGCGATCTTCACTTTCCCAAAGCGCGATTTGTGCGTAAACGTAGGTCCAAACACTGTCACGCCACGCAATGAATGTGTTTGCTTCCGCCCGCCAAAGTGGGTTTGTGCTGGTTACGTAGGATTGCAGTGTTTCAGGGTTGTCATAGCCCTTTAGCTTTGAAACGCTGATAATACGCCTGCTGATTGCTGAGATAACACTATCTTTACTCGCTTGGGACGTTACAACCTCCCATTCACTTCCGCGCCAATAACATCCCTGTGTTTCTTTGTCATATTCAGGGGCGACCGTTCCGGATTGCAACATCCACGATGCAGGATTGTCAGTATCAATATGCTCGCCCGTGAATGGGCTGTAATAACCGCTCATTTTATCGTACCTTTTGACTAAGATTCAGGTGGTCGCCGGCGGCACGAACCGAAGTAAACCAGGAAGAGTTGGACAGCGCAATGTGGAAGCCCGCGCTGCGCGACCCGGAATTCGAGCCATTGTCACGGGCGCCGCCGAGAATAATTTTGCCCGCCCCGGCATGGATGCTGCCGCGACCGACACCGCCCCAATTGGAACCGCCGACGCTGTGGATCGGCCCGCCAATCGCATACTGATGTCCGGTTGCCTGTTCGATGCCGATGCGGCTTGTGTATCCTGCTTGTCGCGCTGTTGCGGTTATAGTTGACGCTGCGCCACCAAGGCTTTGACCTTCCGTGACGCCAAAAGCGATGGACATGAATTCCTCATATCGTGGCAGACGCAGGCCGAAGGCCGATACAAGTTCGTTTGCCTCAAAGGTTGCAAGCCGCGAATATTTTGTTAATCCATCACCGCCCCACGCCGACGGGATGTACGGTAGCACTGTCCCGCTGCCGACATTGGTATTGTAGGCAGACGGTCCATTAGTATCCGGGTCATCCGACATAAAATAGATCGCAGCCCACATCTTCATGATCGGATCAAACGCCATGCCGCGCTGCTCCCCAGCGCATTTGAATGTGTCATCCCAGATCGAAAACTCGTTGATGCCTTTAATCTTGTCTACGTCAGTTTGCGTCCAGCCGAATGAACCACCAGCAGACGTAACGCCAGACGTGCTGAAACTGCCACCAGCAACGGTTTCTGTCGGCCCAACAAGACCGTAATGATAGCCGCCAACCTTTACTGCGCCTGCTTGCGGAGACGTCAGGTCGCCGGTCGTTGCCGGACTTCCAAAGCTGTCCGCCACAGCTTCCAGCGTTCCATCCGTTTTCAGCCAGATCGAATAGTCAGAACCTGCCGAATGTGTTGGCATGGTTACGGCGGTATCTGTTGACCAGTAATGAACCGTTCCGCCAGCCGAAATGCGTGTTCCAGCCTTGATCGAAATCGTCTGCGCGGCGGTTTTCTTGAATGCCGGGGTGGTGATGTCAGCTTTTTGGAATATGCTGTCATTTGCGAATATTCCAGTTAGGAGACCCGCACCCAACGCCGGAAGCTCACCACCCGCCCCCACCTGCACCAAATCACCTGCATCTGTACCTGTGCTGAAAGTCTGCGCAATCAAACGCCACCGGCTTGATGCATATTTTAAAGTCACAGACTGCCCCGGCAACACTGCAAAGTTCTGATTGGCCGGGAGCGAAAATCTGTTAGCAGCGGTTGAGCCAGCCGCGTCGTGCGTCAGCGTCAAAGTTTCTGTTGCGTCCACACTTCGAACAACAACAATTCGCCCATCAACGCCACCGGTCAAACCGTTAAGCGTCTGGTCACCCGTCAGGTCCACATCAAGGCGATTGGATGTTGCGTCCAGCGACAGATTATTTGTTGTCGCCGTAAGTGTTTCTGATTGTGACCCGTTAAGTGCAACCGACCCCTTGAACGTATTTGATCCGGTGAAGGTATTTGTTCCGCCCTCGGTCAACCCTCCGGTATCACCAGTGCGTGAAAATCCCGAAAAAACAGCCTCACCAATGGTGAATGATCCAGATCCAGACAGATAAGTTACATCAACCTGAACCCATCCCGTGTCATCGGTAATGGCTGTTATTTTGAATACCGCAAAAGCCCCGGAATATGAACGAAGAACGAGAGTGCCTTTGTTTGCATCGGTGCTATCGGCCCACGAATTAACATAATCCCCAACATCTTCGCCTTCGGCATCCGTCTCCGAAATCGCAATAGATGTGACACTGGAAATTGTCGCATTGTCCAACCGGATATTACCGGCAGATGGATCAGACATTGTAGTGGCGTCGTCAAATTCCCATTTAAGCGCCGCCGAAAAGTCCGTAATTCCTTTTAATGCAGCCTGTACATTATAATATGTCTTGTCTAGGCGTGTGGTAACCGTGCCGTCTGGATGGCCGGGGTTAGGCTGGTCCGCAGGATCACTAACCACTTTTTCAAGTATCTCTGCATTGGCGGCGGCATTTATTAAGTCTTGTTGTGATGGTAACGCCATTATAGATATTCTCCATCCAATCCAATAACATCATCGATATAATCGCGGTCATTGGCATAAAAAGCATCGTCGTAATTCGTTGCACGGATCGTTGATGTCATGTTTCTCTGCGCGTCCTTTTCCTGAACCAAGAACGCATTTTTTGACGTTTCCGTATTTTCAACAAGTAGAAATGTCGCCCGACGGTAATTGTCTAAATCTGTCGAAAGCGCCTGTTTCGGAGCTTGCGATAATACTGCCTCATATGCACTTGGAAATGATACCACATCTATTGGCTCTACAGTACCATCAATATGCTGTAAAAACATAACATAATCTTTGGTGGGATCAATTTCCAATGGCTGAGATGTTGTAACCCTTAGGTTTTCGTATGACCGTACATCTCCATCTTGCGTTCCTGTACGCGTGTTATCTGCAACCAATATTCGTTGCTGTAAAACCAGAATATCCGCCTCTTGCGTGGCGTCAAATTCAACATAGGTATTTTGTTTTATTATTTTGTTATATGCTCTCCACGCGTGTAAATGAGCGTGTAACTTGGACTTAATGCCGATTGTCTCAATCTTCTTGGGATTAATCGCAGATTGATCTAGCGGCACATAATATGTTTCAATTGCCCCATCAACAGGGTCAACCCATTCAAGCTCTACGCCGTCGTTGTCGTTGTTGTTTCCAAAAGAAACTGTTCTTGTCTCGCTGTTTGGCAGTTTATTTCTGTGGTTAAAAAGCAAAATACTGTCTTCTGTCTCTTTCTCAAAAGACAGTTTTATCAGGCTACCTTGGCGGTATGCCGTGCAAAATGCTGCGCTTGCGATAGACGATATCGTTTCCTCAAAAGACAGGTTTTGTTCGTCAAACGTATAGCCAAAAGATACCGCCAAGTCCGTGCCGAAATATTCCTCCACCTCAGCGATGGTGTCATAAATGTTGTCTAGGTCTATCTCATCAAGATTACGGTTGCCAATGCGCTGATCAGTTGATACCGCAACGATGATATCATCAATTCGATCGGTAGCCATTGGCGCGGTAAAATCAGATCCAGATATACGCGTCGGGATTTTCCGCGTAGCGTTCATGTTCAATTTTCGCGACTTAATAGACAGCGCGCCAGCCGTTGCAATCGTTTTTGACCATACCGTTGTCACATTACCAAAATCGGCAACACCGGGATCAGACAGGGCATATAAATCGCGCCATTTAACATCATCAATTACATTGCCATTAAAAGACGTGTCTGTTGCCGAAACGCGCCGCGCCCGAATGCTTTGCCGTCCACCATTGGCAAGCGTTGCCGTCATCGTTGACGCACGTTCTGACGTACTTGTAGACGATCCAAGCATGGTAATTTGAAATGTTTCAGGCGATCCTGTTGGCGTCCCGCTGGCATTAACCGGGGTTGCCTCCATTTCAATCGTAACGTCAACTTTGGTTTGCGTCGTCCCATCGTCCTTATACAGGCCATTCTGGGCAACAAAATTATTTACAATCTGTTCCGCGCTTTCAACATCAACGATAAATGGCCCCACCCACTTGTCAGACGTGGAAACGATTGCGGGGCTTAAACCTACCGTTTCCTGTTCGTCGCTATCGCCAAGAACATCCCAATCGGCATTAACCAAAACCGGGTTTGACAGCACAATTTCATTTGCCGATACCGATAGAATTGTGTACGTCCCTGCGAGATCAATTTCTGTGGGAACGGTGTCAACGGTTACGGTATCAACCGCATTGGTAACCGTGATTACATCTCCACTCGCGAACCGGTCGTCAAAGTCATAATCGCTATCCGTGTATATAACGTCCGGATAGACAAATAAAATATCACTAGCGCCCGTCACGTTCGCGCTATTTGGTGGTCGCAAAGTTTGACCATTTACCGAATTTGATTTGATAACGCTTTTAACTTCGCGCCCTATAGGAGAGCCAACCGTTAGGCTGGGGCTGTCACCGGAATTAGGTGACGTGTAAGGCCCGTATATCTCAACAGACGTTCCGGCAATTTGCGTAATGGCTGTTTTATCATCATATATTTTATCTGGGTTTATTTCATAATCACCACGCCCGACGCACATATATGCATATTCAATTTCCTGATTATTTTCAAAGACGCTTAACGGGACAGAAAGTAAATCAGGTGTCGACTGAACAGACCCAAATATATCAGGTATACGGCTTTGCAACCGCGGCCTGTTTTCACGATCAGAAAGTTCATTGTTCGCACTTTCGCTTCGCTTGTTGCGCTGTGATACTGTTGGAACAGTTGGTATTTTTGGCTTTAAAACTGTGGCGATAACAATAGCGGCGGCGGCAACCACAAGAGTTATAACAATTGCAGCAATTGCACTAATGCCATGTGCATAGGTTACAACGTATAGTGTGCCT